TAGCTTGCATCTAGTGCTTCATTTGACTTATCTGTAAAATAAGATACAGCTTTTATTAATCCTTCTAGTGCAAGACCAACTACAGCACCAACAATACTTGTAAAGAATATTCCTCTTAAAGCTTTGCCAGCTATTCCAGCAGTAACAGTCAATGTCTTTAATGATTTTTCTGTTACTCCAATTCCTGTATTCACTTCAAAGAATGCACCACTAAGCTTTCTTAGGTTTGGATACAATGTCGCCAACACAATTCCAAGTGTGCCAAACATTATAGGTAAAGTTGAAAATGCCCCTGTGAACTTGGTCATTGTTTCAAGTACAAACTTCAGTGAGTTAGTAAAAGCTATCAACGAATCATTAATTACAGCATCACCAAATGCTATAGATAATTCTTGCCAAGATGCTTTCAGTTTATTAATTCTAGCTTCAAAACTTGCTTGATAAGTCTCATTCTCTCTTAATGCTGAACCCTGAGAATTCAATGACGTTTCAGTTGCGCTTACAGAAATCTTATATTCATTCATTAAAGCTAAGAAACGTGACAACTGATATCTACCAGCAACTACAACACCAAGATTCTGTTGTTGTGTGGCTGACAAATCTTCCCACTTCTTGCCTAATTCATTTAATATTTCTGTTGCAGTTCTATTTTCTCCATTTGCTTTCTTTACTTCGATTCCAACTGCGGCTAATGCTTTTGCTGAATCGTCTGAAGTAATTCTTGAGTAAATCGTTTTTAATGAGTTACCAATAACCTCTCCGCTTTCACGTGTTGCTACACCAATTGCAGTTACGTTACCAACTAATTCATCAAGCGACACACCGAACGTTTGTGCTGTAGAACCTGCTCTTGAAATAGCATTTGCAAGGTCTGCTGTTGTGATTGCAAAGTTGTTATCTACTTCGTTAAGTTTATCAACAATACTCATGCTATCACTTGCGGCAACGTTAAATTGAACCATTGCAGAAGTAATATTGTCCATTGACTGTTCAATATTTAAGTCTGAAACGTTAGACATTACAATAGCTGTTTGTGTTAATGCCTTAATCTGTGTTTGATCAGAACCAGCACGTGCGAATCCAATCATAGCTTCGTTAACATCTGTGATTGTTTGACCAAACTCTTTAGCAAGCTCTGTTGACATTTGCATCATTTGACCAAAGTTTGTTCCTTTGTCCATAACTCGTTTTAGTTCTGTCATTTGTTTATCAATTTGCAATATGTTTTGAACCATATCATCTAAGGCTCTCTTTGTGCCGTAGAAGGCTGTCATTGCCGCCATCCATACTGGCACTCTTTCAAGTGCAACTTTAAACTGTTGCATCATGCTTTGATCTGTTCTAGAAGCTTCTCTAGACAAATCTGTTCTCTTCTTGATCTCTCCGTTTGTCTGATCAATAATACCTTTAAGAATTAAATTCTCTTTACCACTTTGTTTAATAGTAGCTGTCCATTCGCCAGTTGCGCGATCAAGTTCAACATATCTTATTTCAGCGTCTTTTAATTCTTTAGACGACTCTTTAAGAATTTGTTTAAAATGTTCAAGGTCTTTAACATTTTTTATGCCACCTGTGATACCGTCAGGATTCATTTTTAATAAATTATTCTGACCAATTGGATCGCCTTTAACAACTTTCTTAGACTCTGCTTGAGCTATCTTATATGTATTAATTATTTTGTTTAATTCTCTATCAATAGATTCAAGTTCCTCTACTGCGCGAGAAGTTCTAATAGCTTCTCCCATCTTTTGAAATTGTTCATCAGTAGCCTTACCCGCTGAGAAAACACTTACAAGTTTATTGTAAACTCTATCTTGAGCCTTTTCAACATTTAGAGCTTCTTTTGCTAGATCAAACTGATTAGAAACCTGGCTTTTTATGGTTGCTAATTTTTCTGCATTTCTACGCTGATTCTCAGCGTAAGCTTCTTTTTCAAGTTGTTGCGACTCTTTATGTAATTGTAATTGATTTTTAACCTGATCTTTAATTGTTTTGTCAACACCTGATTGAACTTGTTTCAATAAAACATCCATTTCCTTAAAATCTTCTTTAAAGGAGCTTAAATTTAATCCGTTAAGTTTATTCTCAATCTTTTCAATGTCATCTGGATTAATAATATCTTTAAAGGACATAAGTCCTTTATACTTCCTAATAAATTCATCCATTTGATAATTGAATTGTTTTTGAGCTTGTGCAAGCTTCTCTGGATTATTAATTAATGTTGAACCTTGAAATTCCATTTCACCAGTAGATTCATTTGGTTTAAATCTTTGAATCTCGCTAGATTTTTGTGTCGCATTGTTAAATGTTTTTTCTAAACCAGTTGGATTATCAAATTTATCAAAAGTCTCAACAACCTTAGCTAATTTAGCAAATCCTTCACTAGCCTTTTCAGCGGCTTTAGCTTCTTCTGTTAAACTATGTGAAACTCTGTTATTAAAATTTTCAAAAGGAATTTGTTTCTTAATGGCATTTTCAACAGCTAATTCAAGTTGTTTAATGTGATCTAATTGTTGATTAACCATGTTAAATGATTCGTTTCCATTTAACGTTGATTCGTCAAACTTTGGTTTTCCTTTTGCTAATTGTTCATATAAATGATCTAATGACACACCCATTTCCTGTGCCATCTTACTTATTTCAGTTCCACCATCTTTTGTAAAATAATTACCTTGAACACTAAATGGTAACGACTTGAATCTTGAATCGTCTGGAGTTTTAATTGATCTTTGTTTTAATTTGCTCCAAATCGGATCATCTACACTCATATAAGTGTCAAATGTTTTCTTTTCGTTTCTAATGATATCTGCTCTTTGTTTTTGTAAGTCTGCTAACTCAGACTTTATATCAGCTAATGCCTTAGCGTATTTTTCAGCATCAGTAGTAACTTGTTTCATTGAGCTACTAGTTTTATCAGCCATATCTTTAGACGCTGTTTCTGCTTTCTTAGCCGCGTCCTCAATTCCCTTAGCCGCATTTTTAGCGGCATTCTCCATTTGTTTTACGGTTTTATCATCAATTTTTACATTTAATGTTATACCTTCTTTGTTTAACTTCTCTTGCAAAGCTTTAATCTGTTCTTCAATAGATTTCAAAGAACCTTCTCCACTTTGAGCAAGAAGGGCTTTTATAATAATATTAATATTATCAGCCACATTAATTCACCCCTTTCAAAAAATAAAAAAGGGGATTAATTAAAAATTAATTCCCCTCAACGATCTCGCAATATCTTTCATACACTAAAGCGTCTGATCCTTTAAAGGTTTGCTCTGTTTCCAGAACAGCATCTTTGACAATCTCTAGCATTTCTTTATTTGATTCAGTTTCTTCAATAATAAAATTTTCGTTCATTAAAACGTCATACTCTTTGACAAAGGCTGTCATATCTTTAATATCATATGAAGATTGACCATTTTCCTTTTCGATAGTTTTAGGTTGACCGTTTTCGTCAAGATTAGAATATTCTTTTATTAATTGCATTCTACCTTCTTCAACTTCTTTCATGTGTTCAGTAGCTAGTTTTGCAAATTTTGTCCTTGCTCTAGATTTCTTTCCTGAAAGTTCTTGCCCCATAAGAAATCCAATAAATCCTTCTACTTCATAGTTACGCATTTTCATGTGTAATCCCCCTTATAATCTCTCAATAAAATGTTTTAATAAGAATGATAATCATTCTCAATTCATATTTATTATACCATTTTTTGAGACACTTGTCAAAATTCCTATTTATCCTAAAATGTAAACATGTTTTATTCGTTGCCAAGAATTAATTAATAAATATAGGTCTTTATTCCCATACTTCTAAATTCATTCATCATTAAGTTTCTCGCATCTTTTCTCAATGATCTTCTTGCATTATCCATATATGGTCTTGCTTTACTATAAACACCATCACCAAATATATGTTTTTTATTTGGATCAATACCATAATTAACTGTTTCAATAATATATAATCTATAATCCTGTGGTTCGTATTTTTTAACTGTACTATGATGTTGACCAATTCTATTGTTTTCTAAACTTGGTGCTATTGCTCTAATTTCATTAAGGTCATGAAATATTTTTGCCTCTACAGCATAAGTTTCTACCTTTGTCACGCTATTTGTTACGCTTGACTTCAGTTCTCCAGTTCTCTTGTAATCTTCTGGTGTATATGAATCATATACATCTGATTGAATAAATGTTTTTACAGTGTTTTCTCCATCTTTAGCTACTCCATGCATAGCCTGTTCTATTTTGTCCATAAGGAATTTTTCTAAGTCCTTAAGACTATTGAAATTAACATTAGCCATAAACTAATTCCTCCTAGTAAGGAATTAATCTTCCTCACCTAATAATTCTTTCTTATTTTGCAGTTCACTATAAACTTTTTCTGCTTCATCCATAGTTTCATTAATTCTTTTTGTTTCTTCTTCCATCTTTTCAAAAACCAATTGGACTTGATCGTATGGTAAAACCTCTATAAGATCATTAAAATAATTATTGTTCACAAGAACTGTTAGGAAATTAATTTGATCATCGAATTTTTCTGGAACATCTAATGATGTGAAATTTTTAATGATAATTAAATATACATATGGTGTAAATAATTCGCCAATATTATATTTACCCATTCTAATATCTGCAAAATTTGCTGAAATCTCACTAATAGTTTCCGAAATTTTTGTTGGTCTGAATTTCTCATACACTTCAACTACTGAATCTTTTACGATCTTTTCTACCATTACTTCGAATTGTTTATCTTGTTCTTGAATAAGATCAAATGTAAGTCTTTTATTTTCCATAAATAACATCTCCTTTTATCCTTAAAAAAGAAGGGTGAGATTTCTCTCACCCTATTTAATTCATTTGAATTAGTATTTAATTAATTCTACCATTTCTGTATCAATATCTCTACGGAAAATATCCATATCCATATCAAAAACAGTTGGCTCACCATCTGCTTGAAACGTGAGGGTAAAATTCGGAAGAATTTTCGCCTTATGTACAATCATCTGGAAAGCTTCGTCTGCGCCAGTTGTAGCGTTTCTGATTACAGTGTCGCCAACAACTTTTACATAGCTTGGGAATTTGTCTGACGAAATTGTGATAGTTTCTGCTGTTGCCGCACTTGCGAACTGGTAGAATACTTCAACTAAAGCACCTACTGCAACCTCTGTGTCAACCATGCTAACATCAGAACCAGACAGAGTTGGTGCAGTTGTAGGCTCAGTTCCATCAGCTTTCAGAACTGTAATTGTTCCAGCCAGAGGAGTTTTGCTAAGAGTAACCTTAGATTTACCTGTAGTACCTACAACAGTTTGAAGCAATTCACGCTTAAACAGATTTTTTGCACCTGTAGCAATATCATTACCTGTTAACAGGGCAATGGACTTCATACTCATGAGTGCATCAGAAACTTTCATAGTGGCTTCACGGTTAAAATCCCAACCCAACAGTTTTGGATTTCCTTTTCCGCCTCGCGCGTAAGAGCTATCAGCCTTATTTTCGATACTTGTTACTTTTAACGTATCCAAGAAAACGATAGGCTTATTTGTCGAAAGGTCAATCAGAGTGATGTCTGCAACCTCTTTTATTCCGTACTTGTTTGCCATTTTTATTCCTCCTAAAAAATTAGTAAAATAATTATATTAAGCAAGCAAAACTTGCAAAATATTAAACAAAATTAGACTTATATCTTGAATCTCTTTTACCATCGAATAAATGATATAGATGACTCCAATTTGTCCCATTTTTGATTTGTGTAATTGTATTTGGTGCAACATTGAATTTAGTAGCTATATCTTTAATTTTCATATTATTTAATGAAAGTAATTTATATATTTCTAGCACATCAGATTCTTTTAATTTACTTTTACTAGCGCCTTCTCCACGATTGCTTTTTCTTATTGAATCCTTCGCTTTCTCTGTATGCGTTTTTCCAAAGAAAGAGTTCAATTCTTTTAATTTAGATTTTCTCATTTTATCTTTTGTTTCATCTTTATGAGTAAAATCTTTCATGCCTTTAGCATATCGTTTTAGATTGTATCCAAAAGAATTGTTATAGGATTTAAAAGTATCAATATAATATTGTTCTCTTTCTATTAAATTATCTTGATCTTCAACAATTTCAACAACGTTGAATTCAAATGAATCTTCGCCATACTTATTCCAAGAATCTTGTAAATAACTATTTCCGTGTTTGCCACTTCTAAGTAAATAAAAATGCTGTTTTCTTCTCTTTTTGAAGTTATTTGTACTACCAATATAAACTTTATTATTTTCTTTATTTAATATTTGATATACTCCACTATTCACATGTTTCACCATCTTCAATCAAAAATCAATTATCTTCCATACTTGCAGACCAGTGTTTCAAATTCTCAACCTTAGCGCCATTAATCATAGCCAATATATTAGTTTCATAACTTGAAATCATTTCTAGTCTTTTATATTCATCGTACAGTTGATAGATTGTTAAATCCCAAATATTACTTTTGTTATATGTATTACTTTTTGTGCTAACTGCACTAACAATATCAGCAAAATCAATATTACCATCATTCTTATTTGATTTGGTTTTAGTCTTTTTGACTTCTTCTCTACCCTTTTTAAATTTGGCAATAATACTTTTAGCTTTATCGTCTTGTGGAGCAAATGAATCAGCTTCATTTGGTGAAACTATTCCATTTTGCAATTTTATTACTTCCACAATCTCATTAAAGTTTTCATCATTAACAATTAAACAATCATTTGGATTCTTTGTTGCACCACCAAAAATCAGACCATAATGATGATGAATCAAAACATCGTCTTTATTCTGATGTAGAAATAAGGATAAGGTTTCAACAAGTAAATTCTTAAGAACTGAGCTATCAGACTTAAGAATAATGTCAAAAACTGAAATATCTTGATCCTTTAATTCTGGAAGCAATTCTTCCTTTTTCAAGGTGAGAATGCTTAAATATTGATTATATTGAATGTATCCAACGTCCTTAATTTCCTTTAACGTAAGGGGAATTATTTCTAACTTATTTACATTAAAAGAATCACCTGACAACAATCTCAATTTTATATCAATTTGATGCAATGTTTTTATGCTACTCACAATAATCACCCTTTGTTATTTTTATTAACAATAGTAGACATTTGAGCACCAAGTCTAATTACATCAAAATTGTCATTGGCATTCATATGAATAAATCTGGTAAAAATCAATTTACCTAAAGTTCCAATACTTCTGTCTTTAAATTGTTCAATTGTGTGTCTCATGATTTCATAAGGTCTAATAGATGATCTTTGACCATCACTAGTTAGCCATAATTTCTTTGCCACAACAATATCAAAGAATATATCTGTATCTAACCAAACTTGAGAATCATCAAATCCACCATCAGGATAGTAAACTCTTATTTGAGAACAATCATCTGTACTAATATTTGGATTAAATGGAAATGGGAATATCTTATTCATCAATAAGCTATTTGCAGGTAGTAAAATATCAGGTTTATTTATTGCATCTTTATCATTGTATTTTAAATATTTTGCAATACTTTGATTGTTTAATAATTCTTCAATGAGGATCATTAAATTGTCTGAAAGAAGTTCTAATTTTACCACAATACTCTACCTCCATCTACTCCATCTACACCTTGATCTTTGCTGTTATCTGCAATATCTCCAGTGAAATCATCAGATACATTTTTATTTGAAATTCTTGCTGTAAATTCAATTACACCAACATTATCTTGAACCATTCTTAAATCGTCAATGCCTATGATCTCATACACTTGACTACCTAATATAAATCTCTGTGAATGTTTAACAGTTTTTGTTTCAGAATTTAGCTGAACATAAATATAAACATTTCCTTCAGGATTTTCAATTGATGGTCTGCTACCTGTATTTAAAGCATTGACAGTATATTTCAATGTTGTAACAACACATGGATGACTCAGTATAATATCAGATTCATTTTTCCACTTCAACGCTTCATTGCATCTCTGTGCTTCAGCTTTTTGATGTGTTATCTTTTTAATAATATCTGTTATCAACCATTTCTTACCATCTATTACAAGGTTACTTCCAGAATTTATTACATCATCTAACTTAAACAATATGTTGATCTTATTAGAATCATTTGTTGTTAAAACTCTAGAATCAGTATCAATACCTTCAACATTTATAACTTGGTAAGTTGGACTATCTGAAAATGATGAATTAACTAAATCTAAACTAGCATTCTTAATTGCATCAACTTCATTTTGTCCTGTTGCACTTAGACGTTTCTTATAATTGTCAAAGTAAGTCATTTCGTACCACCACCATCAGTAGTCTTTATTGGAATTGGTCTAATTCCGCCGCCTCCACCTGATGAATTAATAGTAGAAGATTTATCAATTCTTTTTACAATATCAATACATCTAAACACTTCTCTTTTAATTGGTTCCTTGCTGTTTTCAAAAAACATTGAATCATCTGATAATGATTCTAAGGTAGCAACTAAAGATAAATATTCTGCATTGGTTTGTAAAGACTCAATTACATAGAACATTCCATTAAGTTCATATATTAATGATTGAATATATCTGAACAATCCGTCATTATGTTCTTCAAACAGTGGAAGGATTTTATATATTCTATCAATTAAAAGAACAGTGTAATTTGAAAAAATTGGGCTACTGATTTCTATCATACAGAATCATCTCCCAACTTACTCAAATCTCTTTCTCTGAAAGAATAGTCAGTAATTAACTGATTAGATTCTCTCTTCATAAGATTGTAAAGATCAGTAACACCTTTTAGATGAGACTGTTGAGAGTAAATTTTAAAATCAGAATCAGACATTGATTGTTTATAAAGCTTACTTGTAACGATTTGTGGTCTTAAATATTCCACAATCATTAAAGTTGCTAAAACATCTTTCTCATCATCTGTAAGATCAACATTAAATTGTTTTAATGTATCATCTCTATCTTTTAAATTAACCTTACAATTTCTAAACTTCGTTACTGCACTTCTCATATAAACGAAAAGGTCATCTTCTATTTCTGATTGAGTTAAATTAAGAAAAGAATAGTCGCTAATCTTTGACATAAAGAATTCATATACTTCGGAAAAATTAGTTGCCATAGATTAGCAACCCCTTTCCATTATTGTACCATTGACAAGTCAATGATCAATTCTTTTTCAAGTGCCTTAATGATTCTCATAGAATCGAGGCTACCATCTTGAACTTTTGCCCTTGCTGTATCAGCAACCAATTGGCGCGTACCCTTCGGTGCTTTCTTAAGAACCTCAACCATTTCGTCAACTTGTTTGTAGAAGAATGAATCAAGTTCTTCAACAGCAATAATCTTATCGTATACAGCCTTTAATCCAAGGTGTTCAACAACATCTGTGTCATCAATCATAATCCAAGGATTATTTAAAAACTTAGGCTGAGATGCCTTCATTGTCATAAGTTCGCCAAGATCAATGTACTCTTCGTCACCAAATTTAGACCAAGTTGTTTCCAAACCTGTCTTTTTCGATACATAAGTAAGTTCCCCTTGAACAACACTTCTACAAGAAACCATCATATTACGATCTAATTCTTTTCTTTTGGTTGGAACAGGTTTTACAACTTCCTGAACAACCTCTTTTGTTTCTACAGCCTCTTGTGCTGGTTTAGCATTTGTATTCTTTGCGTCTGCCATATTTATTCCCCTTTATCTCATTAAAATTAAAACCATAATATGAGGGGCATAAAGCCCCTCACTATGTATTACATTAATTACGACAAGTCGTATACACCATAAGCCACATTGAAGATCGTTGCGATACCGTAACGAGTAATAAATGTATGCTCCATGCTCATATCCATATTACCTTCAGAAACTTCCTTGATAATGGATTGACCTTCACGAACAACTTTGATTGGCTTGCTGTTAGCAGGCAATACAAATAATTGATCGTCATCAAGCTTAAATGTAAAAGTATTTGGAATAAATACTTGTGGAATTTCAAGCAGTGGAACACCTTGATACACATTCAGGATACCTTTTTGGTTGATTTGGTTAGCCATTTCTTGGGATACCAAGAAGGATTGAGAAGTGTATGCACCATTGATTTTCTTCAGAGCATTCAGAGTACCAGCAATTACAACAGGAGCATATCCATTTGCTGTTCTAACCTTAGCTACCAGATCAGAAATCTTAGCGTCTGTGAAAGTACCAGTTTGCTTGAATTCTGCTGGTAAATAAGCCGCCGCGCCCATAAAGTTAGTGTAGATATCTTCAGCCATTTTCAAACGCATAGCTTCGTCAATCTTACGAACCAGACCAGCCCAATCAAGTCTACCTGTGATGAATCTCAGGAAGTCACCATATACCTTTGCACCGTAAACTTTTGTCTTAACTGTGAACGAATCACCAATGTCAAGCTTCTGTCTACGCAGGTTTAAGTGTCCATCAGCGATTTCACTGATTGTCAGCATTGTACGATCTTCTACGTAGAAATCTACGGAATCTCCAAGGTTTGTATCACGATACTCAACAAACTGCTCGAAGAATGGAGAAGAAGTAATGCTACCATTTGTAATCAGTTGATCAAGAACAACTTCCACGATTTCAAAAATCTTAGGAGCATGATTACGGAATGTACGATAATCAGGCTTATCTGTACCCATCAATTCAACAAACTGTGCGCGAATTGCTTCTCCAGCTTGAGCTTGAGTGATTGTGCCACTTGAAAAATTGATAGTAGGATTCTTATATGCGTCTACGCACAATTTAATTAAAGCTAATTTATCCATTTTTTATTTCCTCCTTCTAATAGAAATTAGTTACTGAGAACTTCAATAACTGCCAGTTTAATGATTCTAGCGATTGCACCAGCTTGACCAACTACAGTAGTTGTACCAAGTTGCTCCAGTTGGATAATATCGCCAACAAATTTCTCAGTTGTTACACTTGCAACTTCTTTCAGCTTAAGACCAGCTTGAGCAACAACCTTATTACCAACTACAGGGTCAGTACCAATAAGTGTCAAACCATCATAGCTTACGGAGAAGATGTCGTGTTTTTCTAAACGATACGCACGTGCCGCTTTACCTGCTTCAATTGAGAAGTTTTGCAGGGAAGCGTTGCCTCTGTAAGTTTCATCTGGATTAATCTCAGAATGATAAATAAGTGCTAAATCTCCTGCACCTGCTGTTGGAACAACGACTGAACGCAAGTCTCTGTTACCATTTACTAATCCGCCTACTTGAACAACGAAACCATTTTGAAGTTCAGCATTATGAACAACGGATTCAATATGTCCATTATAAATTGCTTTAACTCTGTCTAAACGAGCTACTGATTTTGCCATTTGTTTTTCCTCCTTAATTTAAGAAAAAATTAATATAAACACTTCACTCAATTTTGAGGGAAATATTTTTCAAGAATATCATCGTAAGGTGCAACTGATTTCTTTTGAACTACAGGATCAACAGGAACTTTTAAAGTTTTCTTGCTGTCATCATTCTTAGAGAATTTAGCCAGTTTTTTACCTACTAATGAGAACAATCTTTCTTCAATATCTTCAAGAGACATTTGAGAAGCAACTTCCTTCACAGGAGCAATTTCTTCTTCTGTCAACTGTTCAGAGAATTGAGAGAACAATTCATTTTCTTTCTCTTGTCTTTCTTGCGATTCTTTTTGAGCCTTAAACTCTTGCAGTGATTGCAATTCAGATTCAAGATTGGAATACTTAGTTTGCAACTCTTCTTTTTCTTGTGAAACAGAAGTAAAGTCTGTTTGAAGTGTTGTGAATTTACTTTCAACAGCTTCTTTCTCGCTTGAGAATAAAGCTTTCTGTGCTTCAAAGTATTCTTTAGAAACAAGTGAGAATGTGTTTGAATCTCCTTGCGGAATTTCCATTGGAACATATTCTACTTTGTATTTCTTAATACTACCAAAATCAACTGTTACTGCATCACCATCAACTGAATAAGACATACCAACTAAAGACCAATCGTTCGTATCATAAGCAACAACTGTGCCATTATCCATATGATCTACATACCAGTAATTTTGATATTCATAACCATCAACTGTGCTTGTATTTGATCTGAATTGACTTCTGATACCATCAACCAATTGACCTGCTGTTAAAGCGAAATTAGATTGAGGATCATTACTTTGAACGTACTCTTGTAATTTAGCATCTAACTCTTCTTCTGTTGAATAATCTTCCAGATTGAAGCCTTTCTCTTTAATAGCTTCTTCTGTTAAAGAATATTTCGCCAGAAGTTCTTTAAGTTTCTCATTCATGTTTTCACCTTCCTTATTGAAATTTATATCATTATCCTCAAGGGATTTTTGATATCTTGAATAAGCTAATTTAAATTCCTCCATTTGATTTTGAATATCTTTTTCAAGGTCTTTTAATGTATATTCAACTTCAATGGAAGCACTATTCATAGCTGGTGAAACACCAACTCCTAGAATACATGCGCCAAAGAATTTAAATTCAGAGAAATGGAATAATCCAGTATCTTTACTCCATTGACCACTGAATTCATCATGAAGTTCCATGCTTTGAGCCTTTTCACCATCACGATTCATTATTTCAGTTGGTTCATCCCATTTATTCCATAGGACTCCTTCAACAGTAAGATACTCTCTTTCTATACCATCGTCACCAACCCTCTTTTCGAATTGAGCATTGTTGCTTTCAGGTATAACTCCATATGCTTGTCCAATATATTTTACTTTAACACCATCTTTTTCTTTTACAATAATCATTCTGTGATCTGAAAAATCTTTCGTATCATCTTTTGATTCAATGTATCCAAGTATTGGTGTATTTGCCAAGGAAGGAATAGCGTTAGTAACAACTTCTTTAGAAAAGTAGCTTCCGTTGTAATTTTCGCATGTATGCATTAACCATATCTTTACTTTCGTAAATCTACTGTCATGCAGACTGAAGAGTTTTTGAAAAATAACTGGAATTTTTCTATTTACCACATTATCCACGTGTATTCACCTCCTTTGCAGTATTATATTATTTAGCATTTGAATTGCCATTATTTCTGGCTTTTGCACCTGAAGTTGATAAATCTTTAACTTTCTTTGCTGGTGCGCCGCCTTGATTAGTAGCATCACTTTGAGTGTGTGCTGTAGCAGGAGGAATAAATCTTTCATTTAAACCAAGTATATCATTCTCCAGTATACTCATATTTACCATAGTAGTTGGAGACATTCCCATTATCGCACCAATCATTGATTTGACTGGAATACCATACTGAAATGACTGTATTGCCTGATCGAATTTTTCTTGTTGATTAAATATTGTTATATCTAAAATATTTACTCTAAAATTAAAATTACCAAGAAATTTAATTCTTCTATTGACCCATCTTTCAATCTGTCTTAAAACAGCGAAAACAATTGCTTCATCTGTTTGAATTGACATACTAAGACCAATACTACTAGATTTATCTGTATTGAATAAGAGTTGGCTTACACCTGCTCCACTCCAATAGTCTCTTTCTGCTCTTGCCACATTATCATCGTCAGCCATGCTTTTATCGAAATTAATATCTTTAAACTCCATAGGAGATGTAATTACAGCTACTTGATCAGGTACAGCAGATGATGCTTGCATATGAAATGCTTCCATTGTTGGATAGTCAATCATAAAATCATTATTGGCATCAGAATCATCTCTCATTGGAAGCTTCTGTATCAAAATCTTATAATTCTGTAATTTTGTTTTCTCTTTTCTTAGAGCCTTGAAATCTTCGATATCAAATAATGATTCAAATACTCCCGCAAACGGAGGAATAGGATAACTTAAATCTTCATTAATCTTGATACAAATCGTTTGAGTTGAATCAAGTTCCTGCCATCTTAAAGAGCTATCTTTACTGAAGGCATTATACTTAGATTTAAATTCAGATGGAAAAGTATCTAACTTCTCTGGATATGCATTAAAATAACTAAAATCGAATGCAAAGTTATAACAACCATCTTCTATACTAGAAATCTGACAAAAATCAGGATTTAATTGTTGTATAAAATATGCATCCTTATCATAGTGTTCATAACCAAAAAATACATCCTCACGGAATGCTACACTCATAATTTTCATGAATTCATGTTTCATGTTAATTGTGTCAAGAAATTCACTTAATTTCTTAAATTGATTTCCTAATGCTTTTAAGTTTGGCTTATCAAAATCAATTTTGTAAGGTTCAACTATGTAAGCAAATGTAGCCATTTTAGAGAAGTAGTTAACCAATCGCTTGTATTGTGGACTCTTATTGTAAAGAAAAATACTAATATCTCTTAACTGCTTAGAGTATCTACTTGGCTGTTCTAAAAAAGTTACTACCTCAGACTTCTTATATTTCTTTAGAAGCAACGTATCTGCTTTATTTAACTTTAAATCCCTTGTGATAAGCTTATTTATTGTAGCAAAATCTAAAGCTATAGCACGTTGTCTAACTAGAAGTTCAGCATCTTCTTTTTTCAAACTAACTCACCACCTTTACAAACTACTCTTTGGCTTCTTTACCAAGAAAAATTTGAAGGCATCTACTGTCTCTTTTTTCTTGATTTGATTACCCTTTTCTAATAAATATGTATAATACAAACCATATTCAAAAGCTGAAAATTTATCTTTATTAATACCACGTGAAATTTGTTTTACCTTTGTTTCTGAACCAGCTTGCTTGTATTCAAGATTCATGATCTCTTCACAAAGCAAGTCAGTATAAACATAAGGCATCAACATTCTGCTTTTATATTCTGATAACGAATCAGCGTCATCTTCATTCTTGCCATTAGCTTTAGCTTTTTCTTTCAACTTCTTGTCCAAATTAGCCTTTGCTTCTGATTCAGAATAAAGCATTTTAACCTTATGACCACTTATCATATTCACGAACACATTATGTATATCACTTGATCTAGTCTCTTTATTTTGAGACTTAAGTGCAAACAAAATAGGAATACTATTTGCTGTTTTATACTTATCATATCTGTCATCATTAACAACAGAATAAGCAGGATTTGCGTCACATTCAGTAACAAGTATATCAATTAAACCTGTACCTGCACCATTCGCATCCACCACAAGCATTCTTGCCTTGAAGTCATTAACCTTCTTTTTGATGAACAATGCTTGTTCAAGGAAGTGCGTTCCTTCAAAACTGTAAATATTGACCAAGTGTTTTTGATAAGTTCCATCAGAACGTGGAATTAACTTGATTACACATAATGCACACATTGCATTTTGTTTTCCTTCACTACGAGATACGTCATAGCTTAATATGTATTCAGCACCTTTTTCAGCCTTTTCTTCAGCTTTTTCCAGTGTTCTACACATCTTTAAATCTTCTAATTGAACTAGTGAATTATCACTTGTACCTGTCCATACACTTTCATATTCTCTCGCAAAACTAAGAGGATTGAATGTAGGTTGATTTTTAAGTTCATTAATAAACTTAAGATCAAGCTGACCATGCATACATGCTAATTCGTAACTTGCACCAAGACTAATACTTGATTCGCCTCTAGCCATTTCCATTTGGATTTCCTTCAATTTTTCAAAGGCAAATGATTGTCTAGTGCCACTTGTAGTTACATAAAACTGAAATTTATGAATCTCACTAGGATCAACACGACTTCCAGTTTTAGGGTCTTTGTAAGAACTTAATCTGTCATTCGCCATTAACGGAATAACTACTGAGTTAAGTTCGTCCTTCTTAAGTTTCTCATCTACGATCTCTTCTATTGCTCCACCATTTCTACGTCCTCCACGTGCTGAGTTAGCAACAATTACAACATCAAGTCTTGATCCATTATGGAATTCAAGTTCTGTAATATCTAAACCAAACTTATGATCTTTTATTTCGCTTCTAAGAATAGGATAGTATTGCCAGATTTTTTTAATATTCTCTTGACTGATCTTTGCCGCTTGCTCTTTTGTGGGAGCGCAAATAAATAAATGTGTTGAAGGATTCATGATACACTTAAGATAAAGTGCAAGAATTTGTGTAAAAGATTTCGCTGTACCACGTGTAAATGTGAAGTAAACTTTTCTATATCGAAATAATACTCTCAACATAATGCGTTGATAAAAGTATAAATCAATTTTACAATCATGCGGCTTTATAAAATCAATAAATTTATCAGGATAACTCTTCCAATAACTGCAATATGCTCTCCAGTCATCTTTCATTTCTTCAAATGATCTATGACCACCAGTTCTTTTGACAATATCTCTATTGTAATCCTTTGGAGCTTCATTTACAGTGAATTTCTTTTCTGTCCTTCTGAAATTGTTATATGAAGCCATTACCATTCATCTCCCTCAGAATCAGGGGTATCATCTGGTGGACTATCTAAAGCTCCCATATTAAGAAGCTTTCTTTGATAATTTACCAGATACATAATGGTTCTATCTACAATATCTTGATGAACATCTAATGGTGCAGGAACAATAAAGCCATCTTTCTCTACTTCTTCAAATATTTGAGAGAAACTTCTAATTCCTGACGATTCACTTCCTGATACTCTATCAATTGGTCTAAAACCTGCATCTTTTAAAACGCTTGTCAATTGTTTATTCAATGTCTCAAACGTTTTCCAATCTTGGTCTTTCAATGCTCTATCTACAAGAATATTCAATACACAGTAAAGTT